TCAGCCAAGTAGGAGAAACCCTTTATCCCCGTAAGCTCCCTTTCTTAGGTTTCTTAATATGACTGATGGCCTTCCTGGCGCCGTTGGTGATTCCGGCTCTTCAGGCTCTGGGTTTCGGCGGTTTGACAGCTTTGGGATCGGCAGCGGTCAAGAAGGTGATCGGGGACGCAGTACCGGAGGATCAACAGATCGCACTACTTACTTCTACGATAGGAGGCCAGATGGATCCGTCAAGTACACAGAGCTTGAGCCCGCAACTACAATCAGGGTTGATGGAATTAAAGACAGCTATGGGAGCGGCTCCAACTCTCTTCTTTTCGCAGGAAGCTCTCGCACCTCGCTCAGCTCAGGGGTTTTTGAATCAACCTTTGGTCAGCTCGCATTCGGATCAGCGCGCCCACTCCGCCCTCTCACAGACGCTCAGCGACGCAGCGGCGTTGTCACAATTGAGAGGAATGCAACTCCGTCTACAGTCCATCGACCCGATGGCCACCACCAGGGATCCAGGCGTAGCCGCCTTTCCAGGTTCGACCCCCTCTACAAGCCTACGAGAAACAAGAGATCCGATGCAGGGTCAGCAGCTGCCCGGGACGAGTCCGGCATCTTGGCTAGGATTGCAGCAGGTGTCGCCTCCAACTTTTCAAAATCAGCTTCCCCTAGGTATGAGCCCCGATCACCAACAGGGTCAGACAACGAGTTCGACATTATCGATGATCCCAGGGACGAATCTGCTCGTAGCGCCTCAGCCGATCAACAAACTTCAGGATAATCAAGCGGTACTGACTGAAAGACCTCCTGCAGCCGGAACCCAGAACCCTGTTGCTCAGGGCATTAGCGGCGTCGGGGGGTCACCGGGTTTAGGGAATATTGTGCGTGGAGCGGGTACAGAGATTTTCCAAGGTGTTAAAGAGGCAGGTCAGGCTGCAGCCTCTCAAGCGGTGAGCCAGATCAGCGGCACAGCGACTGATCTTGCTAAAAAAGGCTTGACTAAAGCAGGGGGTTATTTGGGCAGCTTAATATCTAGTGGGTTGACTAGCATAGCGAAGAAAATTATAGGTGATGCTCCTCCTGGATTCGAGGGGTTCGATGCTCGTAAAGGTGGGTTTATAGGTCCTACTCTCGATGATGTTTTTACAGGTGGTTTCAACAAATATGGCAGGGAAACTCCTATGGCACTGGCAAGTAATGTGGACTTGAACAAAATAGTTGGTGATGCGCCCCCTGGCGAACAAGGGGAGGTCATGACTGACGCCCAAGCGGCTGCGGCGACTACCAATTTAACTAACAGTGTCAAATTCAACATGATGAGTCGAATAATACTGAACGAACAGACGCTCACTCAGAGCAGCTCCTTGCCAAGAGGTATGAGTGAACTGCAGCTTAACAACTTTTTTGCTAGGGATCTTGAGTCTTTAGTTGGCACGTACAAACAGTCAGAAGTCCAAGCTCTATTTGGTTTTGTAGGGATGACTTGCCAGTACAACAGATGGCCTGCGGCTGTCTACACTCCTGAGACGGTCGAGTCGAAAGGGACTCCCAAAGAGAAAGTCATCCCGGCCCACAACGGTGTTGGAACTTTTTCTATCGATGCTCTCTACTGCACAGGAGTAGCGTTGGAAACTGCTAGAGTCGCCCCGCCGTGCACTCCAAACGTCACCCTGTCCCAACTAGGGCCTCTGCTTGCAGGTGCAGCTTTAGGTGAATACTCCAGTCAACTGAGAGTTAAGACCTTTTCAACGGACATGGACTTGATGATCCGGGCGTCGGCCGAAGCCTTGAACAACATACAAAGCCAACAAGGCTATTCCTTCTGCTTGCCTCTCACTAAAGCTATAGGTTATGTGCTCCAATGCATCCAGCTTTTCGGGTCAGAGTTTAATGAACTTGTAGCCGATATGTACTTCCGCCCCACAGAAAAAGGGCAGCACCACGCTTTTCAAAGAGCGTTTCCGCTAGAAACCTTGGCCGGGACAGAAGCTTGGGAAGGTGACGACTGGCAGGGAGCTAAATTCGCTGTCGTGTGTGAATCCGATTTTATTAAGGTTACTTGTGGCATAATTTCAGGTGCTAACTGGGGTGAGTTTCAGCCCGCTGAATGGGGCCATAACTGTGCAGTTGTTTTCATCCCGAACAATGACAAGTCTAATCAGCTGATGAATGCCGTACGAATGATCTCGCAGATGGCGTACCCGGCCAAGCTTCTTTACATACACGGTAAGTGGGCTTATTTCTCTAGAGAAGGTGAGCTGACGACCATCGGGGCGGAAGTACACGCCCAGAAGAAAGCCGGACTGACTAGAATCCCTGGACCATACAAGTATGCTCTCTTCGTAGTGATGGGAGCAAGGGAACAATCGTCGGCCGGCATAATCATAGGTGATGGTAGCGGCCAGGCAAATCATCAGATTGAAGTCAACGCCATCGACCATAATCCGACTACCCCTTACGTTTGCGATGCCGGAATCAACGGTTTTTCTGCAGCCAGAAACGGTGCTGTGACTGACGCTGCTGTCCCAATGTGGATGGCCTTTATCAAGGAGTGGGAAGTGATCTATGGAAATGCGAGCGATCGCTCGAGCGCCATGCGGTTTTGGGCTGACAACAGTATACTATTCGGCAATTTCTTTCTAGGCAAGAATCCTCTCGATATCGGCGATCTCCAAGGTTTTTCTTTCCTCTCCTGGGCTGATCCAGTGGCTCACCCTCCTCTACCGTCCTGCCTTGCCGAATACACCGACCTGCCGGTGTCTTGGTCTGGTTCTTGTAAGCAAGTGACTCCTCAGGTAGCTCGATATCTGATGTCTAGCATGAAGACAGCTTCCTACATGCCGGTGGCTTCCATCACGCCGGATTATGCATCACAGCGGCCCTGGACCTGGGGGTATGGCAATCCCCCTGATGGGTGCAGGCTGCCTTATGAAGACGTAATGATCTCTTTCCTTGTGAATAAGAAATGGATATCTCCCAATGAAGAGTATCCTGCCGTCTCTTTAGATGATGCAGCTCGACTGGGTCACACCATCACCGCCATGGCTAACATAATGGCAGCGGCTGCAGATATTCTGGTGCAGGAAAGAGATTTCACGCTGCCTGAGGTAATATTTCCACCTCTTGTTTTGCAGAGAGTGCCTATGGCTATGATGAGGCAGAAGAATGTGCTTTGGCCTGCCCTGGAAGAACTACTCACAAATGGGATAAGCTATCCTCAGTATTGGAACAATCGTGATGTCAACATGCACTGCTGGGAGGCTATGATATATTGGGAAGTTGCAGCACAGACGATCTATCCTGAGACGGTGAGTCACGGTTCTGCTGTGACGACTTCTGCCAGAATTCCTGTCAGCGTAATGGGTCAGTGGTTTGCGCCACTGTATCCCCAGTATTTTCAACTTAGGCTTAACTTGCAGGTTATGTCGCCTCAGAGGACCTACATCAGTATAAACAACGTTGCTCGGGCCATGTTCAAGGTGGAGTACGCTGAAGAAACTACTGGGTTGTTGGGCAAATCCCTCTCCCCTGTGTCTTGGTTAATGTGGAGACTGAGTTTAGGTGTTATCATTTCAGATACAGTCAGTGCTAACAACGGCTGGATCGTGCAGTGCGTGAATAATGGTGGGGTTTTTGACTATTATATCCACATGGAGCAGCCTGATGCTAGCCGCAATCAGGTTATGTGTCGCGAGTATGGTGCTGGTAACGTCACTGTCCCTCCCACTACCAAGATATCCCTTCCCACAGGCGAATTTATACTAAAAAGGTCCATCGCTACGGGGCTGCAGCCTTTTAGTTTATTAATGCAAGGGCCCAGAGATGCGTTCATAGGTGTAGGAACAGGTTCTACAGCCTATCAAATGTTTACCCAGACTAATACTCCCCAGGCCATCTTCGTCTCAGAAACCTGGGCTACTATTCCTGATTGGTTATTTTCACCTGCCGGGTTGCAGAGCGTTCGAGATTCTATCTAGGTAAATATGTTTCTTCAAAATTCTCAAATTTCTCTCTCTTTTCAGATGCCACTTTATAACAGGATCGTCACCGAGGCTGAAAAGCTATGGATTTCCGTGTTGACCCAGCTGATCTGCCTATTCTTACGTCTAGCACTACGCGCGATCAAGCTAGTGCTATACTACGTGCTAATAGTGAAATCTTTCAGTCTTTGGTTCCCGATGCTGCGCCAATTCTGGACATTGTTCGGGAAAGTGGTCGACGTCTCGCCGGATCTCAACGCCGACAACATAGCGATCCTAGATGGGGTGATCAGCAGCATGATAAACTCTTCAAGCTTTCAGGTGTGAAGAGGTTGACCAAACTTGCTGGCCAGCCTTTTGTTTTTGCTTGCTGCTTCTCGCTACTAGTCCAAGTTTCTAACGTCTCTGTCCGTCGGATCCTCCTGGCATTCGTGAGATGTCTGTCTGAACTGAACGTAGATCTGCACCATGTGAATGTCGACGATTTCAGGGCCATTATGAAAGACCAGACGGTAGTTGTCAAGCACCTGAACTCCAGATTAGGGCTTGGGTCTGATTGGGTCTGGTTCGCTGAGTGGGACCAGTTTTGCGGGTTTAACGCCTCAGGTAAACAAAGCAGGGATTCGATACTTGCTAAAATTAATGATTGGTGTACAGGGCCAATAGCTAGGATGGCTCCGGGGTTAGATGCTGAAGCTAGGCGCATGGTTGAGGATTATTATGTTGTGTACAGGATAGAGGCGCGTAGGTTACTCTCTTTTTTGACTAGAAGCGAAGGGGTTTGTCCGCCATATGAGGAGTGGTGTTTAGCAACAGATCAGTGGGTTACTAGCGGGAGTAGTCGCGGAGTTAGGATCCCCATTTCGGATGTGGTAACTGAAAATGTTGTTAAAAGTAAAAACTCAAAAGCCGTGTTTGCCAATTCGTTGTCCAGCAAGAATATTGGGGCTATGATGCGGGGTGAGTTAAAGCCAGAGGGTTATAGCGTTGCAGAGAAGGTGGAGCCGGGGCAAAAAGGGAGACTTATTATCAGTGCAGGGCTGCAGCAGCAGTTACGCATGTGCTATATCGATTCAGTAATCGGGAAAAATTTCAAAAAGTTAAATAATAAAACCACGCTGTTTATGAATGCCGATAGTATCAAAGATTTTTACGATAAGATGATTGGACTTTGCATTGATCCTACCAATATTCACTTGCCGTTAGATGTTTCTGGGTTCGACACCTCCGTTGCGCGATTGGAGGTAGAAATAATCTTTGAGGAAATGTATCGGGCTCTAGAACATAGTCCCTTGGTTAATAAGCAGCTCGTGCTTGATATGTTGAGGCTTTCCATGGTTGGTTGGTTCGGGGAGAATGTTTTGTTAGATGGGGATGTGGTAGCGACTTGGGAGAGAGGGATACCCTCAGGGGTTAAGTGGACTGCTAAAATTGGAACTTTGATTGGGGTTTTGCGCTTTCAGGTTTGTAAAGTTCAGCTCGCGCGTGATAGGAGATTTGGCCCTCCCGTAGTCGTTTCAGAATGCTTTCAGGGGGATGATATTTCTATAGTTTTGAAAAGGTTGGTGGATGTTGTGAGGATCATCCAGTGGTATAATAATGTTAACGTCGATGTGTCCGCTACTAAGAACTTCATATCTAACGATTACGATGAATTTTTAAGAAAGGTGTTCTTCAAGGGTGGGATGACGGGTTATCCGGCGCGGCGCATGGTTAAGCTGATATTCAGGGATCCTCTCAAGACGGGGCCCGCTAATATTCTAGATTCCATTAGGTCTAACGTCACGTCAATCTGGTCGCTCATTTGGAGGGGAGCTGACAAGGAGAAAATCATAGAACTTATCAAATATGGGGTTAAGAAACAACTCTCGAAAGCTAAGTGGATAGGGGAGCCTATGAGTGCGAATGATATAGACAGATGGTTGACAACAGCTACCTGTCTGGGTGGTCTGGGGCTTGACTGTGCTAATGGTGTCAATCGTATTAGACCTTGTGTGATTGAAATTGTTTATGATGACATCTCTCCAGGCGATAGGTACAGAGTCGGACTAGCTGGCATTAACAAGGACCGAGTTGCAAAGGTCGCTGCTGTCACTAATTTCGGAGGTGAATTTACCTCCGAGATTAAATCAGTGTCTATGGGGTTGGCGCCCGAGCCACCTCGAGTTATCTACCACTTAAAGAAAGTTTTTCCAGTCCTGAATTTGGTCCGAGTAAATCTAAAAACGGTGTCTATATTCAACAGGTCCCGACGAATCTGGAAGGAATGGCTGCCCCGTGAAGACCTGCTGCACTTGCCTTACCTGGACGTTGTCAATGTCGCCTGCTCGGATGGGGACATCGACAGATTAAGATCTTTAAGTCACGACAGTGTGCTGTCTCTCTTTGATACCATACTGGCAAGATGCCACGTCAGCGTTCTGTACCATTGGATAAAAAATGATTTGCCTTCTGTTAGCTTATCTTCTAGTAGCTGTAACGATTTAGTGTGTAGTGTTTTTTGTGATAGAGTAAAATCACAGCTTTTGTCTAGCTTATTATCTTCTAGAAAGAACATTACTTATACCCATATTATAAACGGACTTGTGTTATCTTCTGAACTTGTGTACTCTGGAATAATGTCTGCCAAAAGGGCCAAGATCCTGTACTTCTATGGTTCTTAATAAATAGTTGTTTCTCATTATCGGTGTTGTGTTTCTTTCCCTAGCTTAGGGGCAGGAGGACCTAGGCGCTCTCTTTATGAGATTTGAGCTATACCACGGTGGCCGTGGTGCTCCTGCGATTTT